AACTATTCATGCTTCACAACCACATAAGCAATTTGAACAATTCAACAACTACACCGACGGAAATGGTGAACGCAATCTTGCAGCAAATGAAAACAACCAACAACCTTTTACCTTCTCTAACACAATAGCCACAATGGAGAGAAACGCACTCCTGGCAATAGCCGATAGACAGCATGCTAAGTGGAGTGGCGTAAACGAAGGTCGTGTCGTAAATCCAAAGGGCAGTTTCGTATCCGTATCTCGCTCAAGAACACGGTCAGATGAACGGTTGGCTAGTTTAAATAACGCAGAAGAAATAAAAGTTATTGATTCTATTCAAAAAAGAATTGGCTTTGCTTCTCGCACAGACGCTGTTAATCCACGTGGAAAAACAAACGAACAGATAGTAGAAGAACTAGAACTAACTGAAAATGAAAAAGAAGTGCTTTCTCGGCTTCTTCCCGACTATGAAGAACTTGAAGCACTTCTCGTAAACCCAGCAATAACACAAGAGCAAAGACAAAGAATTATTGACTCGGTAAGGGTTCGTATTGAAGACGGCGTCCCTTTTATAACAACAGACCCCCACCCACTAGTGGTAGACGAGATTCCAGACAAGAGGGACTGGTCTACTGTGCTTGCCCCGTCTAGGGAAAGTCAGTTAGAAATAATAAACTTTCTTGAAAAAGTGGGAGAAAGATTGGAAGTTACTGAAAGCATTGACTTTCCATACAGAACAACAGCAGAACCTTCCCCTTCGGTTGACGAAACAAAACTTAATATTGTTGGTTTTTCTACATGGTTAATGGAAAAGTGGAGAGCAATAGCAGACAGGCATCCCGTGCCACCAGGTGCAGAATCGGACGGTAGTAGTATTTATGGTGGTGGCTACGTTCCGACGGGATTTACTATTTACTTTAAATCTTTATTTAACATGAATGAAACTGCTGGCATACTTGATTTTTTTGGTGAAGAAGACTTCTTGAATGCACACGACCTTTGGGGTCATGCAGCAATCGGTCGTGGGTTTGATAGGCATGGTGAATGGGCAAATATGTTGGCGATATTTTCTATGATGGATAGATGGTCTGAAGAGAACGACATACCAGAATCTGCCATTCTTCGTATGAAAGCAAAATGGTTTCACGGTGTAGAGTATTCTCGTTTTGATAATAGATTCAATGTATATTGGCTTGAAAACAACACAGAGAATGCCATCAACAGGCAGTTTCGCATGACCAGGGTTTTAGAGGGTGTGGCCACGGACGACGAACTGAGAGAGTTAATTGCCCTTTTAGACACTGGAAGAGTACATGACTCAGCCAATAGCAGAGGTTTTGCCAGCGCAACTCGTGACGAGAGAGCAAGCATTGTTGCTAACGACATAGTGCGTCAGTCACGTCGTTTGGTAGAAATGGACCTCACAGATTCTGGCTCAGAAACTGGCGCGGAGATTGCTAAAGAAATGGGCCTCACGGGTAAGGCTGCAAGAATAGCGAAAGAAGCATTCCAGCGCACTCTTGAATCAATATCAAATGGCACTTTCAGAAAGTACAAGATGGCTAAAGGTGTTGATGAGCACAAGTCCCGACTTCTTGACTCAATACGCATAGTAATCAGCGCAGACGATGTTCCAATGATTATGGCTGACCCACACCCAGTTTTCTTTAGGCTTTTAACAGACAGAAGAGACTGGTCAAAGATTGAGATTCCAAGCAATGCGACCATTAACGAGTTTGTAAAGAGACTAAAAGAAGGAAACAATCCGTTATACAGACGAGGTATCCAACAACGCACTGACGAGAACACTGGTTATCAAAAATTTAATAAATGGGCATTTGAAAAACTGCTACCGCTAATAAATGCAACAGAAAGACAAGAGTACGGCGAAAGAACAAATCCTGAAGAATTGGATTTAGACGACGAATTAATGGTTTTGTCTGGAAACGAATCGTGGGCTTCACTCTATATTGGTTCTCTATTTGACGGAGAAAGTGCTATAGGCAACAGCCTTATTGAAGCGTTTGATGCACTGCACGAAGCAGTAGGTCATGTTGCAATTGGACGAGGGTTTGATAGACACGGTGAATACGCAAATGCTCTTGCAGTACTTTCATTATTTAGACAACCAGAACTGCAAGAATTGCTCACAAAAGGAGAGATTCAAGAGTTGCTAGGAAAGATAATGACTGACTACTTAGCGGGTCCTATTGGTCTTGCTACAAGAGAACAGAGCAATGTGCTTGAAGATGCGCTCAACGCTGTAAATCATGATATCAAAATGAGTCCAACTGGCGAACTTATGCAACTGATTACAGACTATGAAGGTGACCTTTTTGAACTTATAGACCTTTTAGAATCTGAAATAGATAAGACTCCAGCACTTAGGGAAGATGGTTCACCACTGGAGTCCCGTCCTACTGGGTTCGCATCAATCAGTAGACTCTCCCTTCAGGATGTGAAACCAGAAGTGCGTGACGAGATAGCAATTGCTGATGCCGTACACCTTTCCCCAAAAAAGAAAACTTCTAAACCAGCAGGGTTTGCCTCAAGGGCAGTGGACTTCAAACAGGGTACGCATAATATTGAAGTTATAGACAATGCACCAGAAGCCGACATGTTCACAGCGGACGAAAGAGGTCATACGGTCCAGGTTTTTGTTCCAGAAGGAGTTGAGGTAATAAACCCAAGAACTGGCAAGAAGATGGTTCTTGACTCACCAGGTGCTTCAGTAGCATTCGTTGAAGACGGTGGCAACTTGTCTGAAGTCCCAGATGCCCATGCTATTGAAGCCATTCTTAATAACGCAGAAAATGTTCCAGGGGAACGTAGGTCTGGATGGAGATTCTCAAAGCCTGACGGAAGGTTTGAATGGTTGGGAGGAGGTGGAGGCGCCCATGGGATGATGCGCATCAAAGATAGAAGAACAAACCTTATCTTCGGAATAAAGTTTGAGGCTTCGTTTATGGCACCAGAAGATGACAAGTACGGAGAATGGACATCACCATTCCCAATCACAGAGACCGCCGTTGCTGATGCTCCAGAAGGAATAGTAAACGAGGTTGTTGGTCAAGCGGTTCTCCAAGCACTTGGCTTTGAACCCGGGGCAACAAGGGTTGTGAAGAGAAGCACTCGTGGCGCAGGAGATAAGAATGGCGGAGCAGCACTAATAGTAGAGTTCGCTCAGAACAGATACAACAGAATACGTTATCCTGACGACTACGCACCTATGACAGTGCGCAAAGAATCAGCAATTAGAATGCTTCTTCTTGACGCAATACTTGCTAATACAGATAGAAACCCAAATAACTTTTTAACATCTATCCAGAGTGATGGAACAAGAGTTATTATCCCAATAGACCACGGACAAATCATGACCAGCAGAGTCAACAAGTTTGATTTAAAGGGTGGAGTGTCGTCTCAGATAGGATGGAACGCTGTCCAGTATGAGAAGATTCTTGAAGATATGACACGAGCAGAATTGATAGCAATCATGCCTAGTATCCTTGCTGACTACAGAGCCGACATAGAGCAGAAGAAGGCAGACATTGTGAAAGCAATGAATCAGGCAGTCGATAAACTGATATCACTCCACGAAGACGGCGAATGGCCCGACATGGATTATCTTGGAAAATTGTCTGAGGAATATGACAATAGGCTTAAAGCAGTGTTTTCAAGACTAGATGAAGTAGCATCAATGTCGGATGAAGACTTTTTGGAATTGTTTAAATATTTGAAATTTGGATACAAATAATGTCATCAAAGTATTATTTTCTTGTTGGTCCAAACTCACTAGACTCTGGAGCCCCGTCAACTCTGTTCATCTATGAGACGGAAAACAATGACACAGAGGGTGAGTACACTGTCTACCATAGGGACGAAAATCTTCAGAACTATTGGGAAAAGTGGTTAGAAAACCAATACTTCACTCCTTCGCAGTTTGTCAACCGATTTGGCTACAGCAATGTTGACGCTGGTCCGCTGAAAGGTGAAGACCACTTCCAAGAACTCCTTAGAGAAGCAGGCATTGTAAATAGAGACACAGTCAAGGGCAAGGTTCTCGCATGGGTAGACACAACTACAAAAGACTTCCTATCAAACGCGCCTGATATTGACTTCAAAGAAGGGGGCTACACCAAGCCCGAACTTCGTGAGCGCATCAAGAACAGAATTATGGCTGGTGACAAAGGCGGAAACCCGGGGCAGTGGTCCGCCAGAAAAGCACAGTTACTTGCTCTTGAGTACCGAAAAGCAGGTGGGGGCTACACGGGTAAGCCCAGAAAGATACAGCGTTCGCTCAAAAAGTGGACCAGAGAGAAATGGACCACATCAGATGGCAAACCAGCGATTCGTAAAGGTGGCACTCGGAGGTATCTCCCTGCTAGTGCTTGGTCTCGTCTTACACCTGCTCAGAGGTCAGCGACGAATAGAAAGAAAGTCCAAGGAAGTAATCAGGGCAATCAATTCGTTGGAAATACAGAGAAGGCTAAGAACGCGGGAAGAAACGCTAGAAAGAGTTAGAGCCTGACTTCTTCTTTGATTTACCAAGCACCTTTGCTATCAGGGTGAGAGTAAAAATCTGATTAGCATGCTTCTCTAGTAAAACTTCGTGTTGCCTTACTGTCTTTACTAAGTACAAGTTTAATACTATCGACAATGTTAGTAAAAAGCAAATAATGATGGTCATGTTCACCTCCTAGGGGTGATGAATTCTACCATCTACCTATCGGGCAGGACTCCATCTCATACTCCACCTTGGTCAGCAGGAAGCAACCACATAACTTGCAGGTCTTCTTCCACTTCTTCATGTATGGGCATTTTCTACAAGCCGCATACCGATAAGAGGCAACCTTCAGCGAGACCTTCTTAGGTCCCGTCTCTAACGGAGTCTCGTCCCGCATTGTAAACAGAACTCCGACCACGGGTAGTAGCGACGCATGTTGATTGGGTGTGGACAATCCAAAGTGTCCCCAACAAACTTGTTGACAGAATCACGAATCATCTGAGACATCGTCTTACCGACAGTCTCTGAAGCCTGCTTCCAACGCTCCCTGTCAGCCTCAGTTAGGCGCACAAGGACTGTTTTGTCGGCAGGACCAGTCTCTGGTGACAACTCTGCGGAGATAGATGTTCCAGTAGCAACTTCTCTTGCAAGAGCCGCTTCCATGTTGTTTTGGTCATCACCGCTCATCGATTACTTCCGCATCCATAATGTCGTCATTTTTTGCTTGTTGTAGTATTGCCATCACAGTAGCAGATGGGAGTACGCCAGAAGAACCCATGATTTCCAGCAGTTGTCTTGCTTCGGTTTCAGGGTCAAAGGCGTCAATAGCAGCGGGACTCTGCGCTGCACCAGCAAGAGTTGCGTTGATTGTTGTCTCACTACTTCTGATGTCTATGTTGACGTTGGTGCCACTACTACTCAATTCCATTCCGAGTAGTTTTGTTCGTCTATCAATGATTGACAAAACCTGTTGGACTGCCTTCATGTCAGGTTCTACTGCAACTTCGGTTCCATCATCCATCTTGACCTTACGATGCTGTGTCATGGGCCAGATTGCCGACTGAAGGTTGTCCAGACGCTCCAGTTCCATCCGTAAGACCTCTGGATAGGCAAGGAGGGCTTCTTTGTTCATCTTCTCTAATTGGCGTCTTACAGCCTGATTAACGCCGCTTGTGGACATCTCAAATCTTCTTGCGATTTCATGGGTGGATACACCAGCCTGTCGCATTTTGAACACACGAAGGTCTCTCTCTGCGAGGAACTCTCTCGTCATGACCTTATTTTGTTTGCTCATCTATTCACCTTAGCAAACTCCATCACTTCAAACGGAAACAATTTGCCTCTCCTCATTTTAGTTGGGAATGGGCGTTCATCACGAGCACCTCGGAAATGGCGCACATCATAGACGTGAGGTCCACCGCCTGTGAGGTCTGGAGTGAGGGCAATACCGAACTCGGGCCAACGGGACCACACAGCGGAGCCAAACGGACGCATCTGCCTGTTAGTCATACTCTCTCCCAATGGAGCGTGATGCTCTAACCACAGTGCGCACTTGTAAACGTCACGAACATGGTCTAAGTAACGGGCGACTTCTACTGCGACAGACTCAGATGTGCGACCACCTGGGTCAATGAATGCTTTATACAAAGGTCCCATGACGAGGAGTTCTGGCTTTGCTTCTTCAATAGCCGTCTCTAATATCATTCTGTCCTCTGCTTTCATGAGGTCCAGTCCCGATGGCTTCACCAGCAGTTGAGCAGTGGGTTTAGTTGTGTACCCCCTGTCCAATGCCGTATTGAGAATTGAAGATGCTGTGCGACGAATGATGCGCTCTGGGTTTTCCAAGTCAACAGTCAGCGTTCTGATTTGTTTCATCTTTTGATAAGTGAACGGGTTGATGCCACAACCTGAGAGGATTGCTACTTGTCGTGCAAGCATTGTTTTACCAACACCTTCGGCTGCAACAACGATTACTCGTTCGCCACGCTCAAGAATGTCTTCAATTACCCAGTCGTATGAGTCGTCGGCACTTTCGTTGATGAATGAATCCCAATCAACCAAGCGACCGAAGTCAACTGGCTTGTCCCTAGAAGCGAGGAGGGCAATGTCCTGTGCCTTGATAAGAATCTGTTGTGGCGTGAGGTCTGTTCTAACAAGTAAAGCCTCCAACTTTGTTCTCGCTTGAGAGAAGGCGTCACTCGTTGGCGGGACCGCCACGGGTTCTACTGCCGGCGATGGAGTTGGTTTATCCATCTCTAGTGCAAGGAAGTCATCAAGTGAACCACCCATTGCAAGGTACTCAGTTACATCTTTGCCTTTTGGTGCGACCCAAATGTTCGCTACGCAACCAGCCTTTGTCAACTCTGACAGCACGAGTTTTGCGTGAGCGATTCCTGGCTCGTCATTGTCTGCAATGATTTCTACTTCTGCTCCTGCAAGTGCTTCTGTATGAATGTCAAGCCACTTACCAGCCCCGCCCGGCATTGTTGTTGCGATGATTCCTATTTCAATGAGAGTGTCGGCGTCTTTCTCTCCCTCAACAACCCAGATTGGATAGCCACCTGCTACTCCTTGCTTCACTGCTGGAAGGTTGTAAAGAATCTTCGGTGTATCGCCTAGCGCATAAACCCATCCACCTTGACCATCAGGCTTGCGTTGACGAAATGTTTTCTTACCATCAGAGTCTATGTAACGAAGTTTTTGGAACAGTAACTCACCGCTCTCATCAATATAGTCGTATGTCTTTACTAAGTCAAGTTTTGCTTTAGTGTTGTTTGTACGTTTTTGTGGAGGGAATAAAGCAGCAAGTGTTACGCCAGCAGATTCACAAATTTCTTTCGTACTGCACGGAGAGCCCCGATGGCACGTGACAAGAATGTTTCCTGTCTTTGCGTCTTCTGAAATAGAAAGAGATGGATTGTCGTCATCGTTCCTGCATGGACAGCGTGCTTCCCAACCGTTAGGTGTATCCCTTACTCCATTGAGCCGAGAGAGAAACTCGTCAGTATGGGCATGCGTCATCGTTTAGCCGCTTGCTCCATAAGAAAGTCTCCACCGTTTGCATCACGCAATCCGACTCCTTTGAAAACAATACGCCCCTCACGCCCCAGATTCAATTTTCGGGACCAGCGAAGTTGCGCGCGTTCTTGCTCATCCAAACCTCCCCAAATACCCCAAGGCTCCCACTCAAGTGAGTATTCAAGACACTCCTGTCGACAAACACATGTTTTACAAATCGCTTTTGCCATCAAAGTATTTTTTCTAAGTTCTGCAACTTCTTCCCGTTTACCAGTTTTTTGTAGAGGGAACCACCATTCGGTATCTCCACCCTTGCAAGCCCCGTTCTCTGGCGAAAAAATACCTTGTTCCATTAGCGCTCCTTGTTGCTTGCAATTCTTCTCACATCTTTTTCTGTGAGGAATACAGTTGCGTATCGCACACGAAGATTACCACCGTCATCGACAGTTACAACATCTACTGAATCAATTGGTACACCAAATTTTGATGCGATAGTTGCTTGTGCTAAATAAATTTCTGTTTCTGCTGTTGCCATTTCATCATCTGTTACATCAGAGATTCTTGCTGGCGATGCGACTGATTTCATTTCAATAACACGTGAGTCAATTCTCAAACATGCAACACACGCAAGTTTGGGTGAGGCAGATGCTCTCGGTCGTGTTTCCATGTGACCACAAGAAAGTATGTGCATGTATTGGACATGACCCCAGTTACCTATGCGTCTAATTTCAAGTACGTCACGACGCGGGGCTTTGCGATGTTCTGTCGTCATAAGTCATACAATAACAAAACCCCACCTGGTAATCCAAGTGGGGCTTCATTAGTTAGCACTTGCAAGTGCTTGTTAACTAAAACGGTTCGTCTGCTGGAACTGTTTCTTTCGTACGCTTTGGTCCTGACTTCGCTGAGTCTCCACCTTGCTGTGCCTTACGGCGTTCTACTGATTCAAGAGCACCAGTACGAATACCGATGTCCATTGCCTTCACTTCAACGGTTGAGCGCTTTGCACCCTCTTTGTCTTCCCATGAACGCTGGTCAAGAGTCCCGACCACAATCACTCCCATGCCCTTTTCAAGGACATTCGCTGAGTTTTCTGCTACATAACCCCATGCAACGATGTTGAAGTATGCAGTCTTTTCGACCTTCTCGCCTGCTTGATTGACGTAGTTGTCATTCACTGCTACCGAGAAAGTAAGTTGTGCCTTACCACCCGTTGTGAATTTCAATTCAGGGTCACTGGTTAGGTTCCCTACTAATGTTGTCGGCGTAATTGCCATGATTATGTCTCCGTGTTTCTTTTTGAATCCGACAGGTTGCAGACTACAGGCTTACATGGCATAATGCAAACATGCAAGATAAATTTGAAGTACGCCTAATGGCTATTGGACACATGGCACGGATGCTGTTAGAGATGGCGCAGATTGACTTCGGGTCGCTCACAGAAGCACAGGAGGCTGAATTGCTTGAGGATTACGAGGATGTTGCTACCCATATCGTTGATTCAATGGGTTTTGAGCCGGGGCCATCAGAAGATGGGGTCAGTTTTAGTGCGCAATTCAATATTCAAGACCCCGAAAAATACATCAGAAAATTATTGGCTGAAGAGGCTTCCTCAAACCCTTGATACATAAGGGATACAGAAGGCGAACTCGTAAAACCCTTGCTAGGTAAGGGTTTCCTT